ACTGTTTCCCAATCGATATGATCTTCAACTTTAGTTTCTTCTACAGGAGGAGCTTCTAATTTCCCTCCAATTACCCAATGAAATCCATTCTGTTCTACAAATGAAACTTCTCGTTTTGAAGCCCAAGAAGGGTCACAAATTTCTACATCAACTTCCAATGGTATATTTAAACTATTAATTTCTAATAAATTTTTAATTTCGTGTGTTACAGTATGTAATTCATCTACATGAATCTCACAAATAATTTCATCATGTACTTGTAATAACATACTGCTTTGCTTATCTTGTAAATATTTATGTACTTCTATCATTCTTTCACTTAAAATATCAGCACTAGTACCTTGAACTAAATAATTAATTCCTTTATAAGCAAATTTAGGTTCTATTATATATAATCTTTTATATTTATTAAACAAATGTCCTTGCTCTTTTACTTTTCGCATTACTTGATTAATAAAAGGTTTAGAACCTTCAATATTCTTAAAATAATCTTGTTTGTATTTCTTTGCTTCTTCTACTGAAGTACCTAATTGAGAGGCTAATCTAGCATTTCCTATTCCATAAATTACTCCAAAAGTAATCGCTTTAGCTGCCTGCCTATATGTTTTAAAATTAGGGTGATTTTCAGAAACATTAAAAGCTAATTTAGCAGCTTCTGAATGAAAATCTAGGTTTCCTTTCTTTAAAAGATCATTAAATTTAGGATTTTTTAAATAGTTTAAAAAGACTCTTACTTCCATTTGAGAATAATCAAAAGAAACTAACATATAATCCTTTCTAGATACAAATAATCTTCTAATAGATATTTCTTTAGAATCATTTTCATCAAAAGATTCATCTCCAATAAAACCCCAAGTATCTAATACTTCATCATCTAAATAAGAAATAGGTTCTTTACCTTTTGCAGACAAAGAAGCATTTATCTTATTAATTATATCTTTCCTTTCTTCAGGTTCAAATTTTCTATCTGATAATTTAAAATGGTTTCTAGGAATATTTTGTAGATTTGGGTCTCTAGAAGATAGTCTTCCTGTTAAGGTTCCCCAATTACAGAAAGACGTGTGTAAAATTGGCTTTTCTACAGGTTCTAATAAAGATTCTACATAAGTATTCTTTAATTTATCTAAAGTCCTATATTGTCTAACTAATCCAGCAATTGGATTATTAATTCTAGATAAAGCTTCTTCATTCCAAGATTGTTTTCCTTTAGGTGTTTTTACAGGAGATATAATACCTCTTTTATTTAAAGCTTCTCCTAGTTGTTTAGTGCTTCCAATATTTATCTCAGGATCATCTAAAAGAGTTTGAACTTTCTTCTCTACTTCTTGTTTCCTTTTTTCTAACTTTTCCATAATATCTCTTGCATATTTTAAATCTATAGGTATTCCTCTATGTTCCATTTGATTTAAAACTTTAGTTAAATCACATTCTAATTCCAAAACATCTGTTTGACCTGATTCTTGGATTTCTATTAGTCTTTCATCGTAAAGTTTAGCAGTCCATTTCACATCCTGCTCGCAATACTCCCCTAATATATCTACAGGAGCCAAAGAAAAATCTTTGTGCCACTTGTTAGTTCTTAAAATTTTCTTAGTTTCGATATCATAAGAACCTGCTTCTTCTCCATAATTCCTAATAATAGTAGTGGTTAAGTCTAGATCACGGATAGTAGTGGGTTCAGTAAGTCGAACCATAACTAAAACATCAATCAATTTTATATTGGTAGTATCTAATCCCTCCATTTCTAGAAATTTTAAATCGAATTTAATGTTATAACCGATTAAAGCCTCTCTCTGACTCATAATCTCCATTAAAGGTTTTAAATATTTCGTAGAGACTAGATTACCCCCTTGTTGATGTCTAAAAGGGAAGTAGTATGTTTCGCCCCCTGCTCCGATACCAATTCCACATAATTGGTTGGTATCGAAAGCATTGAACCCATTAGTTTCCACATCTACTATCCATGATTTCTTTGGGAGAATATTATCAATAACCTCTTGATAATTTTCTGTATTTACTATCATTTAAATAAATCCATGTTGTCTTCGGATTTTTTAGTATTAGTTTGATCTTTACTATTGCCGAAAACTTGTGGATTTAATTGTTTATCTGGGGAATATCTATTTGCATAATACTCTTCAATAGATACTAAATCAGATGTATCCATGTCTTCTTCTTTTTTATTTCTAGAAGTTGCAGCTAGACTATAAGTTGTGTCTAAACCCTGCCCATGTCTTTTAACTCTGATTACTCCTTTATTTAGAGTTCCCCAATCTTCAAATATATCTACTAATTGACTCCAAAGATAACCCCCTCTACCGAAAGGTAAGGTTATAATTCTATAATCATTAACTTCTTGCTTGTATAAAGTTTTACCATTTGGGCCTTCTATAGCTTCCCAATCCTCTGATTTCCTTTCTACATGTAAGGCATCATATACATAAGCCCATAATGCAAATTTGTTTGAAGGTCTTGTATCTTCAGGGAAATTTAAAGCTTTAGACACTTCTTCAAAGTCTGCTCTATCTTTTAAATATACAGTTGACCAACGATTCCCATCCCTATAGATAACTAAAGTTATTTCGGATACAAAGGGGTCTCCTTCCTTTCCATCTCCTACTGAAGAGAAAAAGATTTGATCTCCATCTCTTATCCAAAACTCTTTAGAGTCTAAATTATTTTGACTTAATTGTGTTCTTTCGTCAATTCTTGCTTGTATTCGTGCTATTCCACTCATATTATTGCTCCTATTTTACCAAAAATTTCTATTATTAATTATTGTATTTAATGTTACTTTATTTTTTATTTCTTGAACATCTTTGTATTGCTTTGGTAAATCTATTACAGATACCATAACATTACTAGAAAGTGTTGTCAAGGCATAATTGCCTGCTTTTTTACCTGTTTCATCATTATCTAAACAAAGAACTAGTTCATCTGTTGGGAGATTTACTAATAATTCTTCTTGTTTTCTAGATAAATGAGCTCCAAGTAAAGCTACTGATGAATGTCCATATTTGTCTAACCACATTGCATCTAATGTGCCTTCAACAATACAAACATAATCAGATTTTTTTATTCTATTCCCACCGAATAAAAGAGCCGATTTCTTCAACCCATATGAATACATATATTTAGGTGTCGCATTCATTCTTCTAGCCACCCAACCTACCAATCTACTTCCTTTATCGTATATAGGTATGATTAAATCATCATACTTATTAGTTCCACATCCCCATCTAAACAGTATTTCTTCATCAAACCCTCTATCAAATATCCAATTTGGATAAGAATCAGCTATAAAAGTTTCAGGTAACGAGATTTCTTCTAAATCTGTTTCTTCTTCAACTTTATAGAACTCATCAAATAAATTTAAATCATATTCAACATCTATATCATATCCTAATCTTTTAATAAAGGTTTGTAATGAACCTGCTCCACAACCTGCAAAACAAATCCAAGCTTCTTTTTCTACATTTATAGAACAAGAAGACCTTGTATCATCATGAAAAGGACATAAAATTGAAAATTCATCTTTATCTAAGGGTATATTAATTCCTATATTTAATAACGTTGATGTCCAATCTGCCATTTACTTATTTCTTATTAGTATTTTCTAAAGCTTTTACTAAAGCCCAAAATTTCTTCATCAAAGCACTTCTTTCTTTAGAAGAGATTTTACCATCTTGCACACTCGCAACTGATACTTCTACTAAATCTAAGAGTTCTGGAAGAATACTTCTGTACTTAAAAATCATTCTAAGCATATCTTACTCCTTTAACTTTTCTTTTATTAAAAATCGCTATCATATCTATTATACTCTTCAATTATACCTTTATCAACATCCCATTTTAAACTCAATTGATAAATAGGTAATTCTCCATCTCTATATTTTTGAAATTTAATATCTCGTTGTCTAATATCTCCACTAGATAAACTAATTCCTGTAGTTTCTGATTCTGGTTTTCTCATTGCAATGGCTACATCTGCAGCTCTAATTAAAGCATCACCAAAAGCCACTTGCTCTGGTCTTGGGAAGGCTGAAGTATCTGCTGCTTCTCTTGTAGCTTGAGTAGAAACAACTATTGGTATATTAAAAGATAGGGAAAGGTTTTTAATTCCATAAAATAATGCGTGAGATTGTTCCCACATTTGTTTTTTATTAGCAGTTCTTGTGCTAACTAAATATATACCATCTAAAACTACTAATTCAGGGTTGTATTTTCTAATTAAACTAGCTATACCTTCTAAAGATATACTAGATTCTCCTTCTATATGATCGCATATTAATAAATTTCTAGCATTTGATTTCTCTAGAAACTCTTTATATTTGTCTTCGTCTATTTCTCCCCCTGTTCTTAAATTAGTATGAGAAAAATCATATCCCATTTTTCGTGCTAGTACAACATCTAACCTTAAACTTATAGCATCTACAGGCATTTCAGTAGATACTAATAAAGTTTTAACCCCTTCTTTAACTGCTATAGCTGCTATATCTACACACATCCAAGTTTTTCCTACAGTTGGTCTAGCATAAAAAGCTATTAATTCGCCGGGTAACCACCCAACTCCCATATTATTCAAAATACTGAAGGGAGTTTTAATCCCTCTTAAACCATCTTTATTATCTTTTTCTTCTTTTCTTTTACTCCACTCTTTAAATCTTTCATCACTCCCTTTATCATATTCTACAATATCATCATCATGATGAATCATTACATCATCTAATAAACTGCTTATTTTAGATATGGCTTCAGGAGCATTTTCTTGTAGTAAATCTTTATTAGTTTGGAAAGCTTTAACAGCTCCTCTAAAAGTTACTTGATTCTTAAATACTGAAATCAAATAATCAATATTAGTTTCGGCTGCTGCTGGATTTAAAGCAGGGAAATTATCTTCAAGTAAAGCGTGTGGGGGGAATTCATTTGTGTCATCTACATAGTCAAGTAACCATTTAAAAGCTTCTCCATGTTTTGCAAAATCTGAAGAAGAATATTTAAATTTTCTTAAAGCTACTTTACTATTTAAATTAAAAATTAAACCTGATTCTATAAACTCATTATTTTCCATTTTTATCCTATTGGATATACTATCCTATTATTACTATTA